ACTGCTTTTTGTTTGCTTACAGAATCAGACAAACCTTCATACTTCGCTTTAGAAGCCCCCAAAGTATCTCCTGACTGCTTCATTTGAGATTCCATCTGTTTCCAAGCATTGGTGCTATCTTTAACTGAATTTTTAAGGCTTTCAATACTGGTTACTGCATTAGCAGTATTGACTCCGATATTAGTGGCCAAAGTCCCAGCTACTTTTTCTTTTGCCATATATTCCTCCTTTCTTTTTAAATTAACGAATTCCATTGAGCTGCTAAATCCTCAGCTGACATCATTTTGTTATCAGGATTTGCGCTCATGACATCAAGCAATTCCTCATATTCCTGTTCTCCAATTGTGCTTAAGTCCCAATGAAGATTTTGAATCACATCTTTTTCGAATAGCTGTAATTCTAACAAGTGATTATGATTGCTGATTATTCGCTCTCTTGGGCTAAACCCACTTCGCCATTTTCTTTGGCTTTTTTGATATCCGAGTCAGAAGCGCCTTGCAATTTTGCAACAATATAAGAAACAACTTCCATCAACTCTTCCATTTCAAGTTCTTCAAGTTCTTCTTTTTCTTTTTTGCTGAGTTTAGCAATATCAGAGACAAATTCGATAATTGAATCAAGATAATCTAAGACTAGTTCATCGTTTCCTTCACTAATTTTTTCTTCTGCTTCGGCCATGTTTTTGGCAAATTTATAACTTTTCTTGAGATTTTTAATTGAAGCTTTGACTTCAACGGTTTTTTTAAGTTGTTTGATTTTAATTTCCATGTTTTTCTCCAGTATTTTATAAATAAAAAAGCGGGATATAATCATCCCGCACTGTTTAATTATTGTCCGCTTGTTCCGCTTCCACTTCCACCGCTTGGAGCAGAGGCAGTATATCCTCCCATAACTTCTTTTAGCATTGCTGTTTTATCGAATCCAGTATCTGAAGAATTGAAAGTTTTCATTCCTTGATTATTCCATGCTTCAAAAGCCATTGATTGATAAGTCAATGTATCTTCAACTCGGTTTTGCGCTGCATTGTCAGTTTGAATGTTCAATGCAGTTTCAGTCATTTGCCCATTACCAAATGCATAAAAAATTGAATGCGAACGATCAATTGACTCTGACTCAATAATCAAAGCGACTTGTGGCAAATCTTGTGATTGAACGTATCCGCCTTTTCCGTCGCTTTCTTCTCCTTTAATTTTAGCTTTAATAGCAAAAGGAAGATTATTCCAAACTGCAGCGACTTGCGGAAATGATTTCGAACTCACTACATCAACAAGACCGTTGTCCCCGAATTTTTGAGTACCAGCAGCTGCAATATTAGTGATATTTGCAGAAGCTGTACCTAAATCTTTCGGATTTGACACGTAAAGTCCATCTGTTGTTAGCCCGTTTTCTCCCGTAAGAATTTTACCTGTTGCTTTATCAATTAACCCAAGATAAGATTTTTTTAAACCTACAATTGTCATTTTATTCTCCTTTTAATTCATTAATTTCCACAATTTTTTCAACTGTGATATTTTTTTTAGTTTGTTGTTTTGTTGTATTGGTACTAACGTCTAGGTAATGTGGTTCACTTGAAATTGTTAACCACCCGCTATCTTTTAGTTTCTCCATCAATTCTATTTCTGCAAGAAGCATACTTTCAGCGAGATTAAATCCGTAGAAAATTTGGATAGTAACTGCCAGAACAACGCTATTAAAGGTTCCGTCTCCATAGTTAGTAATATCTGATTTAACTCTGTCAGTAAAACTTGAGTATTGTCTAAATCATTAACATGTTCTTTGGGAATAAAATTTTCAAATACTAACCAAGAAGGTCGGAAATCACCTACTATTTGCGAAACTTCTTGTGTCGGTCTCATTCTGTCCCTTTCTTTTTAATTATTTCTGAAAAAACTTCTGCTTCCGCTGAAAACATGGCAACTTGAGCTTCCGTGCTGTCACGATAAGTAGAAACAAAAGGGTCAGATGTAATTGCAACTTGACCCCCTTTTCTATATTTCGTTCCTTTTTTGGAATACATCGGAAAACGTGTGCCGTTTTCAATCAGATGACCTACCCTTGATTTTGTGTAATCCCAACCAACGGTAGAATTTCCGTCTTTAATACCATCAATATTAGTGTTCTGAACCAAAATACTATCGGCTAGATGTGGATTTTCCCCGGTTTTACGAATACGATAATGCTTATCTTTAGTGACTTTTTCAAGTCCTTTAGCGAAAGCATTTGCCCCAGCTTTGGTTATTTTTGCTTTATCTTCAACTGTGAGGGCTGTACTGACAGATTCTGCTTCTTCAATTAAGCTATTCATGATTTCTTCAAAATTAAGTTCTTGACCCATCACGAACTCCTTTTGAGCGTCAAATAATCATACCTGATGATATTGCTTGTTTCATCAGGGGAATAATTAACGATGTCATATTGGGCATTATCAATCACAGCAACCTTCAATTCTTCTACTGCTGAATTGTGTCGTATGATAATCGTACGTGAGTTTTCAAGAGCAGTTCCTTGAAGTTGATATGATTGGCTCAACGTTCTTGTTTTAGAAGCAAACCAAACCGTTAATACTTGAACAAAAGCGTCATAACCTGCACCAGTATATTCGTTTATTTCAGTTTTGACGTCTCCTAGTTGTACTTTTTTGTTAAAATCAGCTAGATTAAGTTGTGCCATTCAGCACCTCCCACATTCTAGCTCTTATTTGATTAATCATAATCTGTATACCCATACCGTAACCCTCTGACAAATCTCTGCTGAAATATAGACGGGTTGCAAGAGCTGAAACAGCTCTATTGTACTGGTCGGGTAAATTATTCATGATTTGCTCGTCAGTAACTGAATCAGAAATAGAACCACGAATTAAGGCACTAGCATCAGAAATAAGTCTATTCATAGTTGCAATTTCATCATCATTTGAATCAATATGATTTTCATCAAGTAATTCTTGTGCTGTAATTAGTGCCATAATTTACTCCTTATCCTGCTTGAGTTGGAATAACTGTAACTGGTTTTAGCGTACCTGTCAAGTTAACGATTAAGTCTTTACGAGCTTGTACAACGTTCTCACGCAAGAAGATACCTAATTGTTTATACCAGATATCATAAGTATCTTGGAATTGACCAGTAATTTCAGTAAGTTTAAAGTTAATTACTGCTTTTTTGAGCGGAGCAACAACGATATTTACATCCCCTGCTTTAGCTTTAGGGAACAACGTATCATCAACGATAACAACTGTTTTTCCAAGCAAAGTATAACCAGTTGCTGCGGTAACGTTTGGTTGCAACAAAGGACGACCCATTGCATCAGTAGCCATATCAAAGGCATTATAGGCAGATTGTGACATAACAATCGAAGCAGCTGCGGAATCTTGAGGTTTGAAAGTAACGTTCAGAACTTTCTTAATATCTCCAAGTAAGTCAGTAGAGGCAGTTTTTGTAATTCCATCAGTCAAAGCTGTAATAATAAGAGAATCATCCGTATTATCACGAAGCTCAGTCAATCGTGATTGAAGTTCAGCTTGCCAATCATAAGATGAATCAGAAATCAATTCTTGAGAGAATACATAGCCTCCTATATATGTTTGCAAATCCCAAAGAATAGGTGTAATAACTGGAGTTGCATTTTTAGTTGTTTGGCCATACTCTGTGTGAGCAGTCAATAAATCAGTAGAGTTATTAAAAATTGGAAGTTTACCAGTTGTTGTAGTTACTGATTCGGTACGAACCAATGAGCCAAGCCGTGGGAATTGATGCACTTCTTTTTCTGGAGTAAGAATTGTTTCAGGAATAATTACTTGCCCATCTTTCAAGGCAATACCTGTAATATCACGAACTTCACCAGTTTTTAAATAATCAGCAAAAGCAGTCACTTTTTTATCTGCGGTTTCGCCACCAACTTTTAATTTCATATCTTGCAATCCTCCTGCATCTCTTTTTTCTTCATCTTTGACAGTGTTTTTATCTTTTTCTGCTTCTGATTTTGTTTCAGTTTTAGTTTTTTCTGGATCATCTTCTTTGTTATCTGCTGAATTTTCTTCTAATTCTGGATCAGCCAAATCAGATTCATCTCTTTTTTCTTCAATTTTCAATGCTGAAGCTTGCTCTAAAACTTCAATATTAGAGCGAATTTCTTTGATTTCATCTTCTTTTTCTTTGATTTCTGCCATTCCAGCTTTGACTTCATCAATTGTTTTGTCTTCTGACTCAGTAAAGCTACGAATTTCAGCTTTTTTGGCATTAAGTTCAGCAGTTTTATTCGCTAAATCTTTTTTTAATTTTTCAATTTTCATTGAGTCCTCCTAGGTAGATTTTTACCTTTTCTTTATATTTTCTCGTTCGTTCCGACAAAAAAGCGTCCATTGAACGAGTAACTTGGACGCTTGTATCATCATAAGCTGGTCTGCTTACAACACTTATTTCACTCAACGTTTGAAGTTGATTAATAATTCTTATTGGACTATCTGCTCCTTGTTGCCATGAATCACCACCGTCCGCAACAGAGAATCCAAAACTCATACCTTTAAGGTTTCCAGCCTTTATGTTGTTATAAACGTCATGCCCGACTGTTGTATCTGGCATATCCAAAACAAAATGCAAGCCGACTTTATCAATGCTTAACTTTAAAGTTC